CAAATCAAAAAGGTGCAAACTTAAAATCAACTTTAATGGGTTTAGGTATTGGTATACCTGCAACAAGTATGACACTAGATGCATTAGAAGATAATCCATTACAAGCAGCTGAACCACAACAAGCAGTTAGTGTACCAGAAGATATAGAATTTGGAGATCCAGAAACTTGGGATAAAAAAGTTTTAGACTTTGTAAAAGAATATCCTGTTATGTCTGGAACAGCTGCAGGAGTAACAACAGTTGGTGGAGCTGCATTAACAAAAACAGGAAGAAAAGTTTTAGGACAAATTGGTCAAGCTGCTTTATCAACACCGGCAGGTATGGTTGCATTAAATACTTTAATAGGAGTGGATCCAACAAGTGCACTTGATAGAACTTTTTTAGAAGCAGAATTAGCAGCAGCTCCCGGACTAATTAAATCTGCAGAAGCAATGACTACAAATCCATTATTAAGAAAAGCATTAACTTTAGGAATTAGTCCAAGAATGGCTGCAGGACTTTCAGGTGTAGGTATAGCTGCATTAGCAGGTGAAGGTTTATATGAATTAGGTAAGAGAGGAGTTGCTGAATATAAAAAATTAGAAGCAATGACTCCAGAAGAAAAAGAAGAATATTTAGCAACTGAAGTTCAACCATTAATGGAGGAAACAACTTTACCAGAAAATTATGCAATAGGTGGTCGTGTTGGTTTAAAAGATGGAAGTAAACCACCTAAGATGGACAGAAGAACATTTATGAAAATAATGGGTGGGATAATGTCATTACCAGTTGTAGGTCGATTAAAAAAACCTGTTAAAGAAGCTATGACATCTCCTGTTGTTAAAAAAGGAATTACAGAAGCAGAGTCTTTATTTTTTGATTTAGTTAGAGCCGTAAAACAAAAAGGTTATTTTGAAGATGCTTTAAAAACTTATGATGAGTTACCTGGTTTAAAATATACTTATGGTGATGCTGAAGTAATAGAAGATTCAGGAACTATTCTTGCTAGATTTAAAACCGATAAAGGTGCACCTGCTGAGATTCTTTATCGAAAACCTTATAAAGATGTTAATCCAGATACTAAAAAAGTTTATGATATACCTGGTGAATTTGATTATGAAGCTCAGGAAATAGCAAGAATAAATCCTGAAGGAGATGTAGATATTGATGCAGAATTTGAAATTATTGATAGTCTTGAAAATGTAAAGAAATTGATCAATGACTAAACGATTAACAACTACAATACCCCCTAAATCAGGTCCTACACCACAAGGCTTGAATATTTCTTATAATACTGTTAAAACAGTCAAACAATCTGGAGAAAAAATAAATGGCAGATATAGACAAGGCTCTTCCAAACGTAGAGCAAGAGATTAACGTACCTTCTGAAGTTGAGATTGAAGAAGCTCAAAAAGAAGAACAAGAACAATTATCAGAAGAAGGTGAACCAGTTGAAATTCAAGAGAATGAAGATGGCTCTGTAGATATTACTTATGATCCTGGAATTGGATCTGTTGCAGGAACAGAAAATCATTACGACAATTTAGCAGACCATTTACCAGATGATGTATTAGGAAGATTATCCAACGAATTATTTCAAAATTATCAAGATTATAAAAATTCTAGAAAAGATTGGGAAAAGGCTTACAGAGAAGGCTTAGATCTGTTAGGATTCAAATATGAAAACAGGACGGAACCATTCTCGGGTGCTTCGGGTGCCACTCATCCGGTGCTTGCTGAAGCTGTTACTCAGTTTCAGGCGCTCGCTTATAAAGAGTTATTGCCAGCCGATGGACCAGTCAGAACACAAGTAATCGGAATCTCAACTCCAGAAAAAACTCAACAGTCCAATCGTGTAAAAGATTTCATGAACTATCAATTGATGGATCAAATGAAAGAATATGAACCTGAGTTTGATCAGATGTTATTTTATTTACCACTAGCAGGATCATCATTTAAAAAAGTTTATTACGATGAAATTTTAGGAAGAGCAGTTTCTAAATTTGTACCTGCAGATGATTTAATTGTTCCGTACACAGCTACCTCATTAGATGATGCGGAAGCAATTATTCATCGAATTAAGATTTCTGAAAATGAATTACGTAAACAACAGTTTGCTGGTTTTTATCGAGATATAGAAATTAAACCAGGTCAATTAAAAGAAGATGAGTTAGAACAAAAAGAACGTGAACTCGAAGGAAGAACTAGAGGTAGAGATGAAGACGTATTTAATTTATTAGAGTACCATGTTAATTTAGATTTAGAAGGTTTTGAGGATGTAAATCCTGAAGATGGTGAGCCGACTGGAATTAAACTTCCATACATTGTAACCCTAGAAGAAAACTCAAGAGAAGTTTTATCTATTAAAAGAAACTATGAAATTGATGATCCAAAAAGAAATAGAATAAATTATTTTGTTCATTTTAAATTTTTACCTGGATTAGGTTTTTACGGATTTGGTTTAATTCACATGATTGGTGGTTTATCAAGAACAGCAACTTCTGCATTAAGACAATTATTAGATGCCGGAACATTATCGAATTTACCGGCTGGTTTCAAACAAAGAGGAATCAGAATTAGAGATGATGCACAATCAATACAACCTGGAGAATTTAGAGACGTAGATGCTCCTGGCGGTAACATTAGAGATTCATTTATGATGTTACCATTTAAAGAACCTAGTCAAACTCTCTTACAGCTTATGGGTGTCGTTGTTACTGCAGGACAAAGATTTGCTTCCATAGCAGACCTGCAAGTAGGGGATGGGAATCAACAAGCAGCTGTGGGCACGACCGTAGCCTTGTTAGAAAGAGGAAGCAGAACAATGTCTGCTATCCATAAAAGAATTTATGCTGCTCTTAAAAATGAATTTAAAATGCTTGCAAGAGTATTTAAACTGTATCTACCTCAAGAATACCCATACGATGTAGTGGGTGGTCAAAGAATGATTAAACAACAGGACTTTGATGACAGGGTAGACATCCTGCCAGTTGCAGACCCTAATATTTTTTCACAGACACAGCGTATCTCACTAGCGCAGACAGAGCTGCAGCTGGCTACATCTAATCCTATGCTTCATAATCAATATGAAGTTTATAGAAATATGTATGAAGCTTTAGGTGTAAAAGATATTGATAAAATTTTAATTCGACCACAACCCCCACAACCAAAGGACCCTGCTTTAGAACACATCGATGCTTTAGCAGGGAAACCGTTCCAAGCGTTTCCTGGTCAAGATCATAGAGCACACATGACTGCTCATTTAAATTTTATGGCAACGAATATGGCAAGAAATAATCCGGCTATTATGGCTGCATTAGAAAAAAATTGTTTTGAACATATTTCTTTGATGGCTCAAGAACAAGTTGAAGTAGAGTTTCAACAAGAGATACAACAGTTGCAACAAATGCAAATGATGATGCAACAAAATCCACAAATGGCTCAACAGATGCAAATGCAAATTAGAATGGTTACAGAAAAAATAGAATCTAGAAAAGCAATCTTAATTGCAGAGATGATGGAAGAGTTTATGAAGGAAGAAAAACAAATTACTTCACAATTTGACAATGATCCTATTGCAAAATTAAGAGCAAGAGAACTTGATTTAAGAGCACAAGAAAATTATCGAAAAGAACAAGAAGGAAAAGAGAGAATTAACCTTGATAAGATGAAATCGATGATGAATCAAATGACGGATCAGCAAAAATTAGATCAAAATGAAGATTTAGCAAACTTAAGAGCTGATACTTCTATTCAAAAAACAATTTTACAACATGAACTAAAAAATAAGGATGGTATGTAATGAAAAAAAGACAAGCAAAAGTAAAAAAAGTGATGAAAGAGTTCAAAAAAGGTGAATTGAACATTGGGAAATCACCAAAAAAAGTAAAATCAAGAAAACAGGCGATTGCAATCGCACTTTCTGAAGCTGGAATGAGCAAAAAGAAGAGATAATTTATGTTTCCATGGTCAATTATAGGTACTGCACTTAAAACTGGCGCTGAAATTTATAAAAATAAGAAAAAATCTGAAATTATAATGTCAGAAGCACAGATTGTGCATGCTGAAAAGATGAAAAAAGGTGAAATAGAGTTTACTGGGCAGATTGCAAAGAATCAAAAAGGGGACTGGAAGGACGAATTTGTACTTTTAGTGTTGACATCACCTCTAGCTATTTTATTTTATTCCGTATTTGCTGAAGATGAAGAGATACAAGCTAAATTAGATTTATATTTTATGAAACTTCAGGAAATGCCATGGTGGATTGTTTCATTATGGGTATCG